TCCTATATTTGCAAGAATTCCCGAATCGATAGTGCCAGATGTAGAATATCGTTGCATCTCATTCAACACTCTCCTAAAATCTGGAAAATGTTTATTGATCAGTTCAACAATAACTCTTTTATCATATTCGATTCCTTCACTTTTCAGAATATGATCACATCTGTTCATGAACTCAAATGCAATTTCTGGTTTCTCACTTTTTGGAGAAGCAAAATCTACAACTGCACAACGAGAATGAATAGGTTCAATTATACGATTCTTGTAATTACAAGTGAATATAAAAGAACAATTCTCTGCAAACTTTTCAATGAATCCCCTCATAGCCGGTTGAACCGAATCTGGATTCATGTAGTCTGCCTCATCAATAATCACAACTTTTCTACCACCCTGTAAGGAAATAGTAGAACAGAATTGTGTCATTTTAGTTCTGAGAGTGTCAATCATTCTACCCTCATCAGAACCATTGATGATAATATAATCAGAACTTGTCATGTCACAGATTGCCCTGGCCACAGTTGTCTTACCAACTCCAGCAGGGCCCGTGAACATAAGATTAGGAACTCGTTCTTCCTTAACTAAATCGTTAAGTGTTCCCTTGATTGTATTCGATAAGATACAATCATCGATGGTTTTAGGCCGATACTTTTCGACCCACAAGAAATTATCCATATCAAAAAACCTTTCATGATGAAATTAAACTTATCCCTCAAAAGTAGAATTCTGTTCAAGGGCAATCCAGTACTGTAACGAATCTGTTGTTCTCTTGAAATGAGAAATTCGTTTGGATGACAGTTTCACTTCATAAGTACCTTCCATGATCTTATTCAAGTTTTCAGTCTTGAAGATCATTCGGAAAGTTTTATCGGTAGGGCCAACACCAGTTGAAAAACGATCTGAAGTTGTATTTCCAGTATCGGACACAACTAAACGTGTTTCAGTTCCATTACCTTCTACAACTACTTCTGGAAGTCCAAGAGTATTTGCAGCGTTAATGGTCTTCTTGAATACATCTTTTTCAAGAGTGAATTCAACATCTGGATCTGGAAAGGATATATCCTTATCCGGCGGAGTTTGGAACATTGAACTACTCCCACAATATCGATATTGTGCTTCATGAGAAGTATCGGAAATAGTTACACCTTCTTCTGCAAAATCCAAATCTGGATCATTAAACAGAGACAAAGTTCCAAGAAAACGATTCAATTCGTAAATTGGAAATGTCTTTGGGAAGTCCTCACTAATCTCTACTGAGGCGAGAATAGTGTTTAGTGGAGAAACAGTCCTAAGAAGGTTTCCCTCACGAAATTCCAAACTTTGATTTATAGTAGCATAGTTTTTCAAAAATCCTACTGTGTTTTCACTTAACTTCATATTGATCTCCTTGAGAATCACGTTTATAAAAATTATCATGTAGGTATAACATAATAATAACATAATGAGCGACTTTTGTCAAGTCGTTTCTATTAAATCCACCCTTCTTACCATACCTCTGGGCGTATTTAATTATATTACCGATACAGAAACCTTCGCCGTGTCCTGCATCTGCAATAAACTCTGTAGATTGGACTTTGTTCTGAGCATAATGAGAAGAATAGGTTTTGTCTATTGTATCCCATATTTCAGTCAAATATTTGTCCTCATCGAAAACATAATTAATCTTTTTGTTTTCTTTTCTTTTTGTTTTCTTGATTGATTTTTCGTCTGCGTTTTTCAAAATTCTTCACCCTTGTTTCATTGTCCACACCATGTCCAGCAAAATCCAGATTGGCCAGACTTTGCATTGAACCACTAAAATTGTACGCACCCATATGACTTATTTTCATCCATGGGCATAGGTATATTTTGTAACCGAGCCTTCTTACAAACTGACAAAAGAAATAATCTTCCGAAAGATACCGATTACTATCACCAGAAATATCACCCAAATAGGCTTTAGAATCAATCACAGTATCAAAATACGCATGAATATCCCTATCCCCTGCAAAACTAACAGAACGATTGTGATCTGGTGTATAACTAAATTGAGGATATGCTTCTTTGAAATCATTAAATACTTTTCTAGCAATCATCATAAAACCAGTTCCTATTTCTAAAACTTCAACTGGTTCTGTTACTTTGATTTTATGGGTATTTTCTACAGGATTGAATACATAATCTCCTGTATATTTTTCTAAATCATTTGGTTCTTCATCTGCAAGCCCCGCATCAACTGCATTTCTTACTTTTTCCCATGCAATACATTTCTTCGGATAAGGGCCACCAATTATGTCCTTATCCAATGCAGCCAAAGTCAAAACATCATTTGGTTCAAAATGAATATCTGCATCTATGAACATCAAATGAGTATACTGTTCATCTCTTAAAAATTCATCTACTAGATAATTTCTTGCTCTTGGAATAAGTGATTCATTAAACAAATAGTAATACTTCAAATCCATATTATATTTGGTTGTAAGTGTAGATAGATCACAACAAGCTTTAGAATACAATCCAGAACACATTCCACCATACATTGGTGTACATACCATTATTCTCTTTTTACGGAGTTCTTCTATACCAATTTTAACTTCCATAATTCTCCATTATAATTCACTAGATATAACAATAGGGAGTTGCCCTCTCGAGCAACACCCTATATTATCTATAACCTCTAAAAAGGTTGATGTGTTTCTTCTAATTCTTCAGCAGTATCGAGAACTTTTTCTTCTTCATCATCAGAAGGCATTGAAACTTTCTCATCCAACTTGGAGTACAAGTCCATGAAAGTCTCTTTGGTCTGATCATCAAACCTTGCAACACACATTGCAATTGCTTTCATTCTATCTTTGAAGATTGAAAATGCATGGACAATGTGAACCAATCTACGTGTTGCGATGATCTCATCGACTCCACCATCATAGAAAGTTTTACGAATCAGATCCGCCCAGTCAACCAGTTTCCCAGCATACTCTTCATCAAGACATCCAAGATTTGTCATCAACTTAGTGACAATTTTCTTCTCAACTGAAATGGAAGGATATTCTTGTTCCATTGTAATTGGGAATCTCTCAAGGAAGGCCTCGTTCAGAATGTTAGTTCCGATAAATCTTCCATCTTCAGAACCTTTACCTTTAGTGTTTGCAGTCGCCATGACTGTAAAACCTTCTTTTGGACGAACAATCCTTCCTTCTTTTTTGATTAAAAGAGGATTTCCTTCTAGAACAGGCTGGAGACACATAATTTTATTAGACGCAAGGTCAACCTCATCCAGAAGGAGAGTTGCACCACGTTCCATGGCCATTGTTACTGGCCCGTCCTGCCAAACTGTTCGACCATCTACCAGAGCATAGTGTCCGATCAAATCATCTTCATCAGTTTCAATAGTAATATTCACACGAAAAAGTTCTTTCTTGAGTTCCGCATGAATCTGTTCGATCATCATGGTTTTTCCGTTTCCAGACAAACCAGTAATGAAAATAGGATAAAAATTTCCAGACTTCTTAATAGTCTTTACATCATTGTAATGTCCGAATTTTACGTAACCTTCAACCTTAGATGGAACATAAGATTCAGTTGAATTTTTTGGAAATTCAATTACATTAGTAACCATTTCTGCACTTTCGACTCTTGCAGCGGTTGCATGAGTTGCAAGTGAAACAGTTGTATTTTCTGCAACAACTGATTCAGATACCGCAGGAATAGAAACATCAATATCCAAATTTCCATCCATAGTAGGAAGTTTATACATACCCCTACCACACTTATAAGGAGCACGTACAAACCAACTCGGCCAACCTAAACTGTTTTTCTCTTTCACACCGACAACTTGATCTCTAGAAAGAACTGCACCTTCTCCAAATTCAGATTGTGCCTTCTCAACAAAATTCTTTCTTGCCGGAGTCATATTTACATTCATCATAACAAATAATCTCCATATGGGAGGTTCAAAATGGAGAGAGGTAAATCCTCTCTCACTTTCATAATTATATTATACCAAATCCTGACATGAATGTCAAGTTTTTTCACGCAACTTTCTCAATAAATGCATTGAGAAGAACACGATTTTTCAACTTATTCTTAGTGTTCTTTTTCAGAGCCTTTCGGATTTCTGCTTTAGAAGAACCGGCTGAACACTATCGAAATGATCAACCTCATCAATCTCAAGTCCTTTGACATTGAGGATGTAAAGTTCATCATAAGAAGTTCCTTTATCGATCAAGAACTTGTCTTTTCTAAATTGGGATAATTCCACTTCTGTAGGATAAGAAGACATAATGTAACCCAAATTTCCAGAAACCCTTCTTCCAGAACCAGACAGCAAGAAAAATCCAAGAAGATTTACTCCAAGTGAATTCTTGAGTGCTTCAAGCAGAATATCGGTTGCTTGCTTCTGTTGACCCTTATCACTAACAGGATAAGTTCTTGATCTTGATGCCTTATCATCGATATGTAATGCTCTTCTATCAAAACCTCTAACAACATTAGTGGAATCAAGATAATGACCATTTCGGTTACTCTGCCCGTCAGTCAAAAATACTGCATTCACAATCTGAGCCTTTGTTCTGATTTTGAATTCCTCAATTATTGACTTTGACATAATAATTGTATCATCTAAAGGAGTTCCGCCCAAATTATAATTATTAGGAAGTCCATAGTACTGATATGAACTACTGTAATAATAAGAATATCGATTACTGAATGCATCTGCAAGCATAAGAACATTTTCATACGCATCAGTCAATTCTCTGTTTCTCATTCTGGAAGAAAACAGATTGAGTAACTTAGTGTGATGACTGATAATCATATCATTTGTCTTGTAACTTGCAATCTTTTTGCCAGTCAAACTTGTATCGTAAGGAATTTCATTTCTTCGTCTATACATTTCTTCGTTATCTTCATCTTGCCAATCTCTATAAGAATCGGAGAATGCATACACTTCAAAAGGAATCTGAACCTTCTGACAGAACATTGTCAAGTTGACCAACTGCTCAATGGTATCTTTCATACATCCACTCATTGAACCAGACCAATCTATGAACATAACCATTCCATGATTCTTTCCTTCTGGAAAAGAAGTAATCTGTTGAAAAAGATTCTCACTATACTTGTATGCATGAATCTTGTTCATATCAAGAGTTCCCTTCTTTGAATTATAGGCCCTACGATGAATATCTGCAGCCTTCTTCATTTCAAACTCTTTGACCATGTAACTAATCATCTTTTCGTTTGCAGACTTGAACTTCTTCAGAAGTGTTCTTCCATATTCAGTTGCACCTTCTTGTGATACATAATACTCACCAATCTCTTTGTGAACTTTTTTGTAATCAATAATGAAGGAATCAATATTCAACTTTGGAAAAGTGAGATAGTTAGGAACAGTAACACTATCTCTCATATCTGCCATTTCTTCTTCTCTCTCACGAAAATTATCATCAGTAAGAGAAGTGGGCCCTGACATTTCTTGTCTGTCAAAAGGATTTCCAGTTCCACCTTCAAAACCATCTGAAGTTTTTCCTTCAGTCTTATCACTTGAATTATCAGAAGAATCACCAGACTTGGACTCGTTTTCTTCTCTCATCTTGTCCATTGCATCTTTGACTTCTTTTTCAAAAGAATTCAATCCACTATCTGAATCTTCACCTTCTGAACCAGAACCAGCAGCACTAGCTTCTTCAGAATCACTTTCAGCAGATTCGTCACCGGCCATATCCATATCGAAATCATCCATTTCAGACTCATCACCAGAACCATCTGAACCTTCTGATTCTTCATCTTCTCCAAACTCATCTGATTCATCCATATCACCGAACTCATCATAACTGTTATCGGTTTCAGATTCGTTTTCTTTACAATACTCATAAAGGGCCTCGGTAACTTCCAGAACATCCTCAAAAGTTTCAGTTCTCATTACTTTTTCAACCCACTCTTTTTCTTCTTCTGAAAACTCAATTCCGTAATCAGTTCCGGCTTTGGTATATAAATTAATACGATCAATCAAACCAAGATCATTGACATCTATGCCCATTTTCTTCAGTCCGAAAAAATCTTCATTCATAAGTTCCCTATACCCACCAATCATATGAGTACGGGCACCAGCAAATTTTCTCTTAATTTTCTTTTCAATTCTTGCATCTTCAACAACATTAAGGAAGGACTTAAACCCCTTACCTTTTTCACTTACTGAAGAATGCCATCCTGCTTCTGGCGTCCAGAGTGCATGACCAACTTCGTGGGCACAAAACAGATCGTAAGTATCTGAACCTGGCTTCCATTTAAGGATAGGTAGGTACAACACACGATTTTTGACATCGAATGCTGCAGTAGGAATTTTCTTGTGTTCAACAGTAATGTTCTCCGCAGCCATCAGTTTGGCAAGAAGAGATTTCTGTTCAACTAATTTAGTATCGTTTTTCATAATCAACTCAAAAAATGGTTATCTCTCAACCTCACATAATCATTATACTAAATTCTGAGAGGAATGTCAAGTTTTTTCTGAATTTTCTTCTTCGGACATTTCTTCTTCTGAAACGGATCTTGCATAGTCGCCCGTTCCATCGTCAAGATGTTCAAATCCTGTCAATCTGACTGAATACCGATCTAGAAGTTCTTTTCTTGATCTCTTTCGTGTTTCCGACATATTTACTCCTTTCTCATTACATAACCATTATACCAAAAGGAAGGCCGGATGTCAAGTTTTTTTCGGCATAAAATTGTCTAAAAGATCTGGATCTGTG